TGCCTCCTATTTTATTCAAAGGACTTTTATTAATTAACATACAATGCGTACCTTCGTGGTACACCCAATTATAATATAAGACTTTTATTTAAAATATACAAGTCTTTAATTATTTTTTTCTGCAGATTGTGCTCCTCTAATTGCTTGATTTACAGCATCAATGTCTCCTGCTACAATTGAAACAGCATCATCAATAATTACTTCAACAATATCATCTTTAAATTCTGGAGCAACATCTGCTAAAGATGTGGTTTCCGTATATGGATCAACACATCCTATTATTTCTATATTTCTTGGCTTTCTATAAAAAGTAAGAGAAGGATTGATTACATTAAAATCTCTTCTAAATATTTTTACTGAATCATTAGTAAGAGTGCAATAAGTTTCACCCCAATCAAAGTCAGGTCTTTTTAACTCATCTCTCATTAATAAATCAATATTAGCTTCCTCTGCTAGATAAACTGTCATTGATCTAGGATTTTCACAACATTCATTTGTGGCTTCAGTACTAACTCTTTTATATTCTAAATAATTAGTTGGCCAATTATTTGATTGGAAATGATCATTAAATGCAGTACCAACTAATGTTTGCGTTGTAAGAAGGAGCTGAAGATCATCAATACGTCTCTTTGACATCTCATCTCCTTCTTTCATTGCATTAGCACCATGTAGCTGTCTTCTACACCATTCAATTTGTGCTTTATTAAAAGCTTCAACAATTTGCCAGCATTCTATATTATCATAGTCATTACTAGCTAACTTATTTAACCTTTGTCTAAATTTTATTTGAATAGTGCCTACATTCATAATTACTCATTCCAAAATTCTTCTATCCTATCAAGATAGTGGGTTAATGTTTCATCATTTACAGGGTTCTTCATAAACTCTAAAATCTCCCCTGGTCTTTTACCTATTTTTACTTTTGCAAAATCATCATAGAAAAATCCGTCAGCTTTTGACAAAATATAGTTATGACTAATAGAATCTTTTATCATAGCTCTTATTTTAAGATCTTGCATGCTTTCATTAGATGTATTTAAAAAATGCTCTGCTGCTTTCTTTTTTGATTTTTCTATACCATTACCATTTATGTACTTATCCATATTTTCATATAATACATCTATTGGTGTACCTTTTGTATACTGTGTACTATTACCATCAACTACTTTAGTTGTAAATAATAACTTTGTTGTATCAGTATCATATAAATTCTGTAATGATGCTAAAGCTCTGTTTCTTACTTTTGATACTTTTGTACGTGTATCAACACTGTCTTTTACTCTATCTAAATAAAATCTTACATTTTGATTTACTTTACATGTTTCAAGATCTTTTGCTACTATTGAAAAACCTCCCGCTTCAATTGAATATATTTTTATTAAGTCATAAGGATCAATTGCCGGATCTAAAAATAATGGTTCATTTCCAACTTTAATTGAAATCTTATCCCAAAATTCTCCATTGTCTGGTCTTAATACTTGAACCTTATTCCAAAAATCTGTATCTTCTGGATCAATAACATTAGTTGCTAATTCTGCTTCTAACTGTGCAACTACTTTTCTAATTTCTTTAACTTTTGCAGCTCTTTTGTCTGCTGGTAGTTTTTTTACAGATGGAGCAAACTCATTTAGTCCAGTCACATATCTTTTTATACCATTTTGTTCTAAACATGCTAAACTTTCATGATGAAATACACCATCAAATAATGTCATGTTATATTTTTCTAATCCCATATTTTCATTTTGGTCATCAAAATAAGGACGTATTGCAACAGATTGACTTTTATCATCCTGATACTTTTCTATTATAGTAAGATCCTTATTGAATCCTCTACTATTACTTTTTGTTTCTGTAGTGCTCATACTTTAAATTTATTGGTTTAATAATTATTAATTGGTTTAAAAGAAATAGGGAGGAGCACTAGGCTCCTCCTTCTCTCATGTTGTTATTAGAATGAACCTCCTGTTACTGGATTCTTCATTACAATTTTAAGAACCTTAGTTGGATCTTTCACCCATACTGCTGGCATTGTTTGAGTCATCATTACTCTGTAGCCATTAAATTGACCTGATGAAGCAAAACCTTGAGTTCTTCCCATATAGTCCATTGTACCATTTTGGTAGAACCATTTTAATTGGTTATCCCAAGATAGTTTCAATAAGTGGATGTTATCATTACCTTCGTCAGTTACATCAAAAATGATGAAGCTGTAAGAAGATAAAGGTCTACCATCTACTAAAGGATTCTCAATATCATTAGTATGTAAGTTATCAAATGCTGGGTTTAATACAAACTTAACATTAGCTAAGAATGGAATTATGTAGCTTGTGTAAGCAAATCCAAATCCTAGATCCATTCCTGAACCTGTAATAGCTCCAATGTTATCAGCGTTTGTAATCATACCGTTAGCACCATTAGCTTCTGCAGCAATTGCAGCATTAACTAATTGCATACCTCCAATACCTGTTTGTACAACTAATTGACGTTTTGGATCTGGTCCATCAAAGTCAACTTTTCCTACATAGAAGTTATATAGTTCATTTTTGAACATATCTAAACTAAATGCAGTCTTGTTGTATACACGCTTATATGAGTTGTCTAATTGTTTCCAAAGACCAACTGATAATCTAATATCATCTGGACCGTCTTGTCTAACTCTACCACCGTGACCCCACATTAAGTAAGTTTCAATGTCACTTGCAATTTTAGATAAGTGAGCTGCTTCCATAGAAGTTAAGAACGTTCTAGAAAGAGTACCATTATCAAATGCACGTTTAACATAGTCTTTACCCATGATTGATGCAATGTCTTCAATAGAAGAAATTGACGGATCAACATTAGTATCAAAGTTTCTCCAAATCTCAGTTACAGGAACTGTACCGTCAGCATTCATTCCTCCTTTAAGCATTAAGTCTGCTCTAGAAGATATAGAATAATGAACGTGTGCTTCTGCTCCTCCTACAAAGTTGTAGAATTCACGGAAACCATTTCCTACTTGAATGTCAGAAAATCTTTCTCCATACTCACCTCTTGCAGAACCTTTTCTAAAGAATTTAGTACCCATTTTAAGGTATACATCTTTAAGTCCTGTTCCTGATGAATTGTTTACAAGTTGAACAGAGTAAACCCATCCGTCACCAATCTGAATAATATCATCAGCAGTAACGTAAAGTTCTAATCCATTGTACTTGTCATAAGTTATGATGTCTCCATGACCAAACTCTCTACGAGATAATTTAATCTTGAAAATTGCTCCATCAACCCCTCTTGAATCACCTGCAGTATCTGTTATAGCATCTTGCTTACCCATAGATACAGGTAGTTCTTGTGATACAGGTGTTTGCCACTTGTATTCTCCTCTTGCATTGTCAACCATTATAGTATTCTTACCACCAAAAGATGCCATTTGATACAAAGGCATTTCTACCTTTTGCGTCATTGCCCACAAATCCACTGGACCCATGTCCATTGGCTCTGCGTTACCAAGCATATTAGTTAAGTGGTACGAATCTATATGGGAACTAGCTTCATAATTTGTGTCTCTAAGGAAGAGACCGTTGTTTAAAACTGGTGTTGCCATTTTTTCACTTTTTTTAGTTAATTAATAATTATTGTTGTTGTTCTTCTTTTAAAATCTTTTAAATATATTGTTACCTCTAGGTAATGTTCTCTTCTTAGTAGTTCTAGTTTCTCTTTGTTCTACTCCTGTAGAAGATGCATTTCTACTAGATTGTGCTGATTTGAGTTTTCTTACAGTTTTCTCAACAGCTTTGTTTTCTCCCTTTGTCATTATTTGATCTTTATAACCTTTTGGATCAGCTAGTAACCACAATGCTTCAGATACTAGATTATAATTAGGTTCAACAAATTGATATTTTTCTAGTAAATGACCTAGTAAGTTTGTGTTTTGTCCTGATATAGATGGATATGATGGATTAACTAAACCATTGTATAACATTGATTGAGTCTTCTTATTAACTTTCATGTCTCCTAATGTACCATCTTTTAATGTATGGTATACATTTTGCATATAATCCTCAGATGCTTTACGTTGTTGTGCTTGCTTCATCTCTTGTTCTTGAAGTTTTCTAGCAACAACTGCTTCTGACATCTTATCTAACTTTGGTTTAAACTTAGAAGCTTGTTTCTTAAGCTTACCTAAATCTTTCCAAATTTCTATTTCTTCTTGAATATCTTCTGCAGATCCATAACCTGTTGCAGATAAATATTCTCTTATTATATGTGATTGACCTTGTTCACTATTTATATCTAACTCTCTTGTTTCTTCAACTGATGCTAATGCAGAAAATAATCCTTTTAAATCTTGACCACCGTCAGCTACATATTTTGCAGCAGTTTGTAACTCATTAGGTAAACTATCAAAAAATTGTTTAGGTGTTTCTCTCCTTACCTTATTACCTCTTTCATCAATATTAGCTTTAATAAGCTCTTTCCAATCCTTAGCAGTATACTCATCTAAATCTTTGTCATCATCAAAAGGAATAATTTCTTCATTATCAATCATCTTTTTAAAGACATCTGACATTCCTTCAATTCTCTTTCTTCCTTTAGCAGTTGATTTTTCATCTTCTGATTCTGCTAATTCCATACCTTCATTCAGTATGTCATCTATTTCATCTTTAGATACTACCTCTTTTGTTTCAGTTTTTTCTACTGCAACAACTGGTTCAGTAGTTACTTCTTCAGTTACTTCTTCAGTAGTTTCTTCAGTAGTTTCTTCATCAATAAATGATAAGTCTACATTTTCTGGTCTTGAGAACAAACTGGGTTTTTTGGAACTGTTCTCTTCAGGTAATGTAATAGAATCAGCACCTGGAGCTCCATTAAAGATCTCATCCAAGTTAACGTCTACATTCTTTTTTACCTCTGTTTGTTCCATATTTTTTTTTTCTGACATATCTTTTGGTTTTAAATTATTGGTTATTACATATATAATATACTAAGATTTTTAGAATAAACCTTATAAATTTGATAGTTACTTGTAAATATTCTGCAGTATATAGCTAAGATTACTTTTTCTTCTTGTCATCTTTCTTTTTAGCATTACTTTTTGCATCGTACTGATTTTTATTTTCCCTAGCTATCTGTAGATTTGTGTCTGCTATTTGTCTCTGATTAGATAATTTTTCTCTTTCTATTTCAAGTTTAGATTGGTTATTAGCATTATCTGTTGCAGACTGTTCTCTTTTAAGATTCATTTGCTCTCTATACTGATCTCTTTCACGTATATCCTGCATTGCATCTTGGAAGTCATTTTGTTGATTTTGGTTAATATCAACACCACCTCCATAACTAGCTGATCTTATCTCAGCAACAGTAATGTCTTTCTGAATTTCTTGTTCCGCTTTTTCTTTTTCAAATGCTCTTTGTTTTTCTGATTCCTCAGCTTGTGCTTGAATCTGCTGATCTTGCATTTGTTGTTGTTGTTGCATTTGCTCTTGTTTTTCTTTTTCTGTTCTAGTTTGAGCATCTTTAAGAATATCAGTAACTTCTGCAATTGAATCTGCTTTTATAACATTCCCAAGATCATAAATTGTAGCACCAGTAGTATTATTTGTAAGTGCCATTTGTTTTAACTGCTCTAATGTATTTCTATGATTAGTTTTAGTTGTGCAAAAAATATTAAAATCTCTCATTAATAAATCTGTACCATTTATTGTGAAGTTAACTTTTTCAGCTTCAGAAGACATGTATGATAATCTTAATGATGGTTTAGTAGAATTATAATATTGGGCTAAATCAGTTCTCATTGAATGAACTCTTGGCATTAAGTAATCTGAATGATTAACAAAGTATTGTTCAGTTTGAGCATATGATTGTTGCATAGCCTGTGTAATACCTGTTGCTGTAGCATGTTGATCAATAGGTGAACCCATTCTTTGTTGATTAATACCAATAGATTCAAAAGCTTGTGTTTTAAAATGATTAGCTAATTGTATTCTAGACATTAATCTATTTGTTTGTTCTAAGTTTAATGTTTGATAATGATTAAAGTTAGTAGCATTTTCTGTATTAGTAATAGAAGTATCTAATGGCATCATACCAAAATCTTTCATTGCTACATATGCTTTAGCTAAATTATTCTTACCCCAATCTTCACCCATTGAGTGACGTGGTAATGCATTTTGATCAAACATAATAACAGTACCTAACTCATCTACTAGAATGTCTGCTATTTGGTTATTAACCATATTATATCCAATTTGATATGGTTTCATTAAATCTATAAGTGAAGTAGATCTTGTATTTCTATCAGAAAATACTCTACCTTCTACAGGTAGTTTACAACCATATAATGAAGTATCACCTTTAAACTGGTACTGTACTCTACCTACTTCACGTTGATTAATACCTAAATATATAGGATTTAATTCATCAGATGTTTCTGTTCTCCATGATGTAGGTGCATTTGGTCCAATTTTTACACCACCCCAAACTTCATTAATCCATATCCAGTCAATATGTTCTCCTTCTATAAGATTATCTTTTGTTTTTTCTTTAAATAATTTAGTATTATAAATTGGTTTTTCTGTTATTTTATAACCTTCATCAATTATTTCTTGTATAATATCTCCTTCTAAAGTAATTCTTGTTAAGTGGCCTATTTTTCTTTGTGTTTTCCAATATGCTGTTGTAACTCTTAACATATCTCCATCACCCCAAGTATTTATATCATCACCTTCACCTAAGATCCAATTTACAATATCTCCACCACCTCCAGGATTAGCATCCCAGTTACTCATAAACTGTCTATATGCTAAACTAGGTTGTTCTGTATTCCAAGCATGTGATTTTGTTGAATCATAATATGAGCCATCATTCTGCATCCCTCTTACCATATATCTAGCATTTGCAGCAGGATGTATTTGGTTCATAGAATAAAGCTGATCTTCATTCATAAGATAACCATATTTATCAATTACATCTGCTACAGTCATCATATCACATTTACCAACAAAGTTTGAATCAGCTATATATCTTGAGTCAGGAGATTTTTGATAAAATGTTAAAGCTGGATTCCATAATTCAACATCATAATCATCTTCCATCATTCTAAAATGCCAAAATTCTCTATCACAAATAAGCATGTCACGGAAACCTCTTTCCTCTAACTCATTCATTTTAAATCTTTCTTCATCAACATTTAACTGATGGGATGCCCATTCTTCAACTAAACTTCTATAATCTTTAGAAAAGAAATCTTCTATTTCAGGAAGTGTTTTTAAATTTTCTGTAGATAATTGTTCTTGTACTTCTTCTGATTCAGGATCTGCACCTTGATTGATCATTTCCATCATCAAGTTATTATATGCATCTGTCAATAAGTTTTCTTCTATTAATGCTCTTTTTTCTTCAAGCATTTCATTATATGAAGTATCATCAACTGCTCTAAATTGTACTTTATGAAACCTTTTAGTAAACTCACCCGTAAGTACATTTACAACATTTGGTATAATAGGGTAAAACTTTAACTCTAATGCAGAATCATCTTCTTGCGTAAGAACCTCAAGTAAATCTCTATACTCATTATTTTCCTCAACAATATAATCAGTTTTATCAATTATACCTTTTGCTAACTTATAATTCTTTAATACTTTACGTGCATTTTTTCTAAGAAAATCTAGACCTCTTACTTCTAACCAGTCCATGTTCCACTGTGTCCAGTTTTCATCTTTTTCTTTGGCAGAAACAAATTGTATTGGCTGTGTTAAAGATGCGTGTACAGAAGGGCCTTTAGTTTTAGCACCTTTCTTTAATTGCATTGCGTTAAGTACTTTCATATTTTAGTTATCTTTTTTTGTTGGTTCTTCATAAATAATAGTACTGATGTATATATACTCAATAAAAGAGAATTCTCCTGTTCCGTCTACTGTTGTTGTTGTTACCCAATCATACATTATTTCAAGTTTTTATATGGAGATCTCTTTTTACGTTTTCCTGATAATTTATTTCTACCTATGTTTCTAAAAGGTCCTATACTTAATTTACTAAATTTCTTTGAGTTATCCAAAGGTTCAAGAGACTTATCTCTTTCTTTTCTCTTTGCATAGCCTCTATTTGCTTGTTGTATCTTAACAAAAGCAACTAACGCTGCAAATGCCACAAGTCTATCCACGTTTAATCCTGGGTAATATTGAAGCATTTCTGTTAGTAACATTTTGTCAGGAATCCTTTCTACTCCATATGTTACATTCATTACTTCACCATTATCATCTAGCTCTTCATCCGTTGCTTCTCTTATAAACTCAATAGCATAAGATATTAAATGACTCTTAAATAAATTACCTGTATTTTTCCAGCCATACTCTTGAAATACATTATTATTAGAACCAAGATCTTTTAAGAATACAATCTGTTGTTTAGGTACTAACCATTTTTGTTTTCTCCTAGCAATCATATGTTGTATAAATAATGATATATTATTTTCTACTAGTGTCCAAGCTCTATACCATTCAATAATTAATTCTAATTGCTCATGTGTTTTATTAATATCATCATATCTTCCACACCATGATGCAACAATTTTATCACCTTCTATAAAAACTTCTAAACCATCTTGTGTTTCTTTTGTTACTTCAACAGCATTTTTATACACAAATATTGAACATAATGAATCTGATGTTGTAGTTTTTCCTTCTGAGACAGGGTCAATAGAAGCATAGTAAGTTCCAAACTCAGGATTTTCAATAGGTCTTTCCCATACAACTAAACATCCAGTTTTATCTTCTCTTTTTTTATTTACTGGAAATTCATTTATAGGTAATTTTTTACTTGTACTTGCTTTTATACCATCTTGGTCTCTTTCTAATTTTATAAGTTCATATGAGTATTCTTTATCTTCAATTCTTTTAATTTGTTTTGACAAAAAACTTTGTGGAAATATTGATTCTTTTCTATATGCAAATGCTTCAGCAATGTCAATTGGTTTTTGTGAAATCCTTAATTGAAAAGCTTCTGCTTCAAGATCTCTTTTCCATTCTATCCTTTCTTGTCTAATTGATTCAAGTGCTTCCTCAATTAAAGAATTACCATAGTCATCTATAAAAGGTGGCATTGACCATTGCTCTGGTATAAATAAACCAGCTATACCAATTGTTCCTTTATCATCCATTAGATCTGTTTCAACACCTAATATACCATTTGCTTCAGGATTAAGTATAAAATTCTTAAGTGGTTTACAATGATCTAAATCACCCACAGATCCAGCTGCAATAAACTGTCCTGTTGTCATCATACCAGAAGACATTGCAGGACGTAGGTATTCATATGTTAATCCCATCTTTGGTGCAATACCTGCTTCTTCATGAAAGAAATAAGTACATGGTCCCCCTACTCCAGCTGTTGCATTCTTTTCAAAAGAAGAACCTTGTATTTTAGATCTAAGTCCTTTTTGTGTTTTTCTGTTGTTTATTCTTACCTCAATCTTCTGTTCCCATAAAAGAACCTTACCAGGATTAGATGGTCTATACCAAGCTGTATGTTCATTTAGAAATGTCTGATACTCATCTAAGAACTTCCAGGATCCTTTATCATTTATGTAATCTTTCAATGATGATCCAATCTTTAACACAGCACCTTCTTCAAACCAATACATATTTATTAGTTTACCCATATGAAAATAAGATGATGCTATCTGTCTTTTTTTAAGTATTGCAACATGTTTATAATTAATCTCAGCCATTATCTCATATAAAGCCATATGATATTGAGCATCTCTCACTTTAGCAAAACCGTATGCTTTCTCTTCCTTATCATATATAGGAAGGAAATTTAACCACATATAATAATCTCTAGTTAAATACCAAGTATTTTTTTTATTCTTGTATATAACTCCTTGTCTACATTTATTCTTTTGGTCTTCCCAATACTTCATAAAGTCTTTTGACCTCATTGGTTTATCACAATAAAAACCTTGAGAATTGAATAAGACTGCTTGTTCATTAAATAACAATGCAGTATCATCAAATTTATATTTACCAGGCTCAGAAAATATTGAATCAATAAATTCCCTAAAAGATTCTATTGATTCAAATTCTGTAGTTGTCCAGGTTCCATTATCATATGTGGGTATAACTTTATACACTTACAATAATAGCTAATATATCATGTTGCTCTATAAGTAAATGTGTTTCTCCATCATGTTTCATGGGTACTGGGTTAGCATGCTCACTGTACTGTACACAATCACCTTCTTGTATTCCTTGTACAGCTTCTCCAACACATATAACAATTGCTTTATTTTGTTGTGTTTGTTGACTCTCAGGAATAAATATACCTGAATCACCATATGTTTCTGCTGCTTTTTGTTGTCTAATTAGGACTCTATGTCCAATTGGGATTACCTTTTCTGTCATTTTATTGATTTTAAATTAGTTATTATAGTTGATCATATGCAAGTCCTTGCCCACCACGGACAGAACTTTTTTGCTCATCTTTCATATCATTATATGCTCCCTTAAAGGATTGTCTGATTGAGTCAAAGTTTTTAGCAGCACTTACTAAAGAGTTTATATTACCATCTCTACCGTGCTCAATTGAAGTACTTTCCATATACAAAGCTAGTTTATCTATCATTGATTTAATACCCCTATAAGCTCTAAAGGTTGGAGTTTCATATAATTCTGCACATTTATCTAATGCATATCTTATTTTAGAACATTCTAATGATTCCTCCATATCTATCTCATCTAATATTATTTCTTCCTTATCTACTTCTGGTACATTAAAAAAGGGATTGAGGTCTGGATCAGGACATGTCATATAAAATAAATATTGATATACTGATATGTGAGTATCAGGATACTTGTCCATAATAGCTTTTAAAAATTTTAGAGTATAACAATGCTCTGTTGGTATAACCTTACCGTTTGATATATCAAATAATTTTACTAACATAATGAATTTTCTTTTAACCACATTATTAATGATCTTACCTCATCCTTTAAATATGGAAGATCATACATTTTTAATTCTTTTAGTACAGGTTCATCATTTACATATTTTGTAATAGGATACCCATATTTATCTTTACCTGTCTCTTTAAACTTAACATGTTGAATAATAAGCTTACCAGGCTTTAGTTTAGGATTATGTTTTAATATTATATACATGTATAAACTTAATTGTATATTATAATGACTCAAATGACAATCATCTAAATGAGATAATGGTTTAAACATTTTAGATGTTACACCTTCCCAGTTTGTAAAACCCTTTTCTTTTATTTCTTTATTGGTTTTATAATCAGTAATGTTTACTTTACCATTAACAATTGTTACTAAATCAGCTTGACCGCATATACATGCTGATTTTAAATATGCAAAATGTTCTGGGTATACACCATCAGTTAACTTTTGGTCTGGAGCTATTTTAACACCGCTCTTATCAACTATTGGTCTTATAATAGGTACTTCTATACCTTCACGCTCTATTGTTTTAAAATCAAGCAACCCTTGCTCTCTTTCATCATGGTACCAATTACCTAGTTCAATAGCACGTTCACTTTCTTTTTTCCAAATATCTCTAACTTCTTTTGGTTTAAGACCAAACCATTTAGAACGTTTATTCTTACATGATTTTTCTGATATTGCTTTAGCATCAAACTTAGGTTTAAACTTGCTAATAAATGAGGTTACACTTGTCCAATTAATTTGGTCTTTTTCCAAGTTTTCATTTAAACTTTCATATATGTGACCATCTTCTTTAAATATTACAGCCATTTTATTTATTATTGATTACCATTCATTTTTCTAATAATTTCAGCCTCTTGCTCTGCACTTACATGTGCTTTCCATTTATTTTTTGGACATGATGCAGATAATGCTCTTGTCTTAAAGCCTAAACTACAACCACAATCAGCACAACATGGTTGAGTTCCAGGTGCCGCACATTGACCACCTATAGTATCTAGATGCTCACATCCTTTACATATTTGCCATCTATGATTTGCAATTTCTTCTATCCACGGTTTTTTAAAAGTTTTATTTTTAATTCCTTCAACAATATGGTCAATATTTTTAAGACCTTGAAATAGTTTATTTAGTTTCATTTTTCCATTCTTTTTTATTAGTTATTTCTTGTTCAACTCTTTTTATTGCTTTCTCCATTTTAATTAACTTATCCTTTACCGGTAAATGATTACCATATCCAGTATAGGTTGTTTTCTCAATATTACCAAGTATATCCTTATTTCTCCTGATTGCCCTATCTAATCTACCCTTTCTTAATGTAAAAGTACCTAGGTTAGGAAGTAGTATACGTGTATGTTCTAGTTCTTCTAAACTTTTTCTAACCTCATTATAAAAGAATCTTACTAATTCTTCTACTAAGTCTTCATGAACCTCACATTCTTTAGCTATTATACTAAAAAATTCCTTATAGGATTTTGGATTTAGGTGTTCATTTTTATCTTCCAATCTCATCAGCTATACCAAGTATCTTAAAGTCTAGTAATATTTGACCATCAACCTGTATTTTCATATCTGGATTTAATATTATATTCTTTCCGTCCATTATAATAAGATCTTTCTTTTTAGCCTTTTGCACAGCATTTCTACATGATTGAGGGCTTTTAAATATATTAAGAATAGAAATATGTTTACAAAAATCAGTAACATTAATAGAACCCTTCTTGGCTAGTTCAAGAAGACATTCTAAATCTGATTTACTTAATTGTAAATCCTTAAGAAAGCAAAAGGTGATGATTTGATATTTAATAACACCATCCTTTTGCATCTTAATTCTTTTTTCTACAGTATTTACGAGAGCCATGATGAAGGTATGTCCTTACTTTCTAATAATGTATATGTAAAGTTATTACTCCATGTATCTCTAGCTTTTTTACATATTTTCATAAACTTTGTCCAATCATCATTACTAGCAATTACTTGACATCCTGCTGACCATTTATCTACTTGTGTAGATTTTTTTCCTGCATATTTTGTAGCTCTATGTATATTGATACCAAACAAACCTGTATCAGTAGTTTCTGTATTTAAATTATAAACATCATCTCTGTTGTTATCTCTATATACAGTTACTGGGTTTTGTTGACCTAATGCTTCATACCTACCTTGATGTTTCCTAATCTTATGTGATTTAGGATACTGACCCGGTTTAAGTATTGCTACACCTTTTTCATCATTAATACAATTCTCAACCCAATGTGTACCTGGGTCTGTAGTACAATCCATTTCATGATATATCCAATTACCTTTATCATCTTTATATGAAATAGTAATTGTATCATCAAATTTATTTGTTACTTTATTTGCAGTAGCAGAATTTCTAATTCCAATAATGTTTACATTATAAGCTCCGTTCTCAAAAAACTTGTAGCTTCTTAAGTTCATTGCCCTTTTAATTCTCTCTAGACTATATTTATTGTCCATCAGCTTGAACCTTTTTTAACTTCCTAGCAGGTGCTGCAGGATTAGGTGGTGCTGTATCCATAGTAGGGTTCCAATCTTGTCCAGCTTGACTTTTCTTAGCTTGATCTTCAGCTTGTTTAGTAGCCATTGTCTGTGCAATAAATTGTTGTGCTTGTAATCTTTCAGCACGTAACTTTTCAATATCTCTTAAAAGCTCTTCATACTCTTTTTGAGTCTTAAGGTGTTTAATATTGTCTTTGTACCAAGCAGTAATTTCAGCTTTTTTAGCTTGCATTTCTTTTTCACTTAGTTCATCATTTGAAGGAGTTGAATTCTCCGTAGTTGAATTTGCCATCTTTATGGTTTTTAAATTAATATTATACTACAAAGATACAAAAAAAGTTTAGATAAATACTATAAGTTTAAAAAAAATATTTAACCACCACTATTATGACCAGTATTTAGTTCATTTCTTTTAATATCAGGCATTCCTTTATATTCTTCCGTTAGAACTTGTTCCATAAATAAACCACATTTACATTCTGCTTGTTTTGTTACAAGTTTACCATCTCTCATAACCATTGATCTTTTATATAGAGTTTTGGTTTCTCCACATCCTTTACATTTATATTCTGCCATAATTTTTTAATGATAACCGTTTAATAATTCTAATAACTCATCTATTGCCGCATGTCTATGAGAATCTTCTAATTGAACTTTAAATACATACTTTGAGTTAGTTAATTTAGCCATATCATGATATGCTGACCAGTTCTTATCTTTAAGATCTATCTGATATGAGTCACCACAAAATATTATTTTAGAATCTTTACCTAGTCTACCAATAGCCATTGCTAATTGACCCCTAGTTAAATTTTGGAACTCATCTACTATAACAACAGCATTATCAAAGGTACGTCCTCTAAAGTGTGCCAAAGATACTAATTCAATGGACTCTTCTTTTTCCATTTTATCTAATAGGTCCGGTTTATTATATACTTTACGCATATTAGAACGTATAGGAACAAGCCACGGTTCCATTTTTTCACGTTCAGATCCTGGAAGAAAACCATTATCTTCAGTAGATATAGTTGGTCTTGTAATAATAATCTTATTATATTGTCTTTTGAAAAACTGATCTAATGCTACCTGTACTGCTAATAGTGTTTTTCCACTTCCTGCTTTCCCAACTAAAAAATTAAATGGGGTTTTTAATATTTCTGTTTTAGCTTTTTTTTGTTCATCAGATAAGCTGATTGAAAATCTAATTGATCCTTTAGGAGGATTTTTCTTTATATTCTCTGTTGGCATCTTTAATAAATAAGTTCATAATATCTCTAATTTTTGCACACTTCTCATATTCTTCTTCTTCAATGAAGTAATCCATCATGTTTTGCATACTGTCCCAGTTTTTTCCATTATCCAATGGTGATTCAGGATCATGTGCTAATATAACACCATCATCCTCTTTTAGAATAAACTTTAAAGTAGTTTTACCTACTATTATATCAAAAGAATTCCTAAAAGCTTTATCTAAAAGAAGGTATTCGGCTTGTAATTTTTGTGATTCTGATAAACCGTTGTAATCATCTAACGGATCTAATTCTGACATAGTATTATGTTTTTGGTTGCAAAGTTATAAAGAAATATCTATAACTTCCTAACGTTTTATTATTTATTTTTCTCCACCTTTTTGATATTCCATTTTTAATGTTAAGTTAGGAATAATCACTTTCCATGATAATTCACCATCAGGAGCCATTCTAACAGCCTTCGCTTTTCTTGTAACTCCTGCTTCTTTTAACATTTTATTTGCTTCTTCTGTCATTTGTTCTGCATCAACTCTTGACACCCAACCTCCACTATTTGATGTGATAGCTGATGACTGTTTTGCCATCAAGTTTAAATCCATCATAGGAGGAACATCTATTCCTGATGATCCCGTTTGATTAGGTATAACAGAAAACTTCCCTCTCTTAACTCTATTTAACATAAGCTTATAACTATCTAAACTTAATGATGTCCTACTACTAATAGTACTACCTTTTGGCATAAACTCTTCTAGATATTTCATTGTTTGTCCTGCATCCATCTGGTTAGTCATAGACATATCTATATAATAAGCATTTGGAACATCTAATCTTGTCATTAGTTGCATACCATCATTATTAGATGACCCAATAATTCCATTACCACCAGACTTATTTACTTGGACCATAAAGTCTTGTGATCCCTTACCACTTACAGTTATATCAAGTTCCCCACCTCTTATTGGTAATTTACCGTTTCTTATTGGTAATTCACTAGATCCTACTGACATATATGAAGCATCAACATCATCTAGTAAATCATCAAATGAAGTTTTTATTTGACCATACTTATTTAAACTTGAACCTCTTGGAGCAGGTGCTGATTTAAATGCATTTTTAATTGGATTAATAATTTTATTCTTAACGCCTTTAACAAGTGGTCCAGCACCAAAAGGAAGTATGCCAAATCCTGCATATAAGGCTGCATCTGTATATTTTCCTTCATTAAATTTAGTTCCTGCATGAAGAAAATCTGCAGCAGGATTAACTATTGCTGTAGCATCTAATGCTAGATCTTTTCCTTCATCTTCTTCATAACCAAAGTAATCTCCAACAGTAGCCATTAAGTTTTCACCATCTCTTCTTAATCCCTTTGCATCTACAAATTTTCCTACTTTAGAATTTTCAAACTCATTCCATCCAAATTGTGCTTCAGGTAATGAGCCACCATCTTTATAGTTTAACCAAAAAGGTTTTAATCCATCAGGATTAGCATTAAATGGATGCTTAGGTGTATCAAAGTATTTACTGAATATATTTCTATTATCCCACTTATAATCTCCTACCATTCTCATTAAATCTATTTCTTCTGCTTTTTTAAGTTCTGCCTGTAACCCTTTTATTATATTATCATTACCTGATTTCAATGTTGGTCCTACATATTTGGATCTTGAATGATCAGGCACCATTCCAAATGGTCCATCACCTGGTTTTGCATGTGTATAAGTTGGAGGAACATTATTTAGCATGTCATTATAAGTATCTAGTTGACTATTTATCACATTATCAATTTTTGATAAATCATTTGGTACTGATTTTCCTGGATTATTAATCTTAAATTGTTTAATTTCTTCAATAATCTTTATTTTACCTTGTTGTAATTTAGTTATTTTGTTTGTAAGATAGTCTTGTTTAACAAGATATTCTGTATCATTTCTTAAAAGTTTTTCCTGTACTTTAGGTGCATTATTCTCTATCCAACTTTTAGTTCTTGGATTATATGTATGAGTTGTTGATTGACCAGCATTACCCCATAACCCAAATCTTTTAGCACTAACACGTTCTACAGCATCCTTAATAGGATTAATAAGATACTGCTTAGTTCCTTTTACTAATGGTCCAGCAGCAAATGGTAATATTCCAAAACCTGCATATAGACCTGCATCTAAGTACTCTTCATTATTATAATGGTGTCCAGCATTAGCAAAATCTGCACCAGGGTGTACTATAGCAGATGCATCTAAAGCCATCTTTACACCTTCATCTTCTTCATATCCAAAATAATCTCCTACAGTATTCATTACATATTCACCATCTTTCCTTAGTCCTTTTGCATTTATAAATTCCCCTACTTTAGAATCTTCAAACTCATCCCAACTACTATATCCAAATTGATCATTAATAGCTTTAAGACCTCTACCTAATCCAAACTGAGCCTTTGGTAGTGAGCCTCCATATTTTTTAAAGTTTGTCATATCAACTGAATTTTTAAACTCTTTATATGATTTAAACCCATTCATTTCTGCCAGTTGTTTTTGAATTTTAAGAGCTTCAGGTTTATTTTTATAAAGTCTTAAAAACTTATCCATTTCAAATATTTGCATTGGTTTAGGCATTTCTAATAGTTTATTAAGAGAACCTATTGGTCTTCCCAAATCAAATCTTCCTGTCCCTATCTCATCCCATAACCCATGATATTTACTATAGCCATCACCCATTATGCTTTCTATATGAAATGTAGGATCCTCACTGTGTATTTTGCTGGAACCTGCACCAAATAGATCTCTTGTATCCATTCTATTTGGATCAAAACCTGGGCGACCTTCAATTATATTAACATCACCATATTTTTCTATGAATTCATCAGAATAATCATAACCTTGGTGCCGTTTTGTTTTATAGCTAGAAGCAGGTTTATATTGAGCAATATCTATTCCTTGTTCCCAATTCTTATATACATATTTATTGAATAAATCTCTTTGATACTGGTATTTTCCTGAACCCTTAGTACCATATGAATTTACAATAGCTTCAAATTCATCATTTGGAGTATTTTCAAATAGTTTTATATTTGTAATGTTTGATTCCTTTTTTATTTTATTATATAATTTTTTATCTCTAGTTAGGATTAATGAATTACTTGGTATTTCAAAATCACCTATTGAATAAAAGTATGTATCCGTAGGATCTAAATCCATTGCATGACCAGATTTTTTTAAGGTTTCAAAGTCACTAATAATGGCTGTAGATTTATTTGACCAACTTCCATGTCCAGGATCTCCTATGTGACCATATGACCAATGTGTTGTATTTCTAGAGTTAGTAAACTCTGGACTAAAATAATTATCTCCTGTTTTACTAAACAACTTACCATCCTTTA